GCAGGCCGGGGCGATACGAAAGCTTTCCTTTTGCTGTCACTGAACAGACACCGATAACCTCGCGGAGATCATCATCACAGGCCGCCTGCACTACCTTCGCTGCGGTAACAACCATGTCGGCGAAACAGCGCGCCTGAGCACTGCGCAACACTTCTACATCGCTGATCCGGTGCTCAGGATAATGTCCGCCGTGCACCGTCACGAACGCCCCGACAATCTCTTCCGGCGTGCCGATGCGCGACATCGCAAGAAAAGAAGGGTTGAGGAATATTCTCCGGCCACCGGCGCGGATCTCCGCCTGGCCGATATCGGTAATTGCCTGCATAAAACCTCAAAGGGGCCGAAGCCCCTGTCAGTTAAGACGCGTTGACCACAACGGTTGCCGGGCTCGTGGTGACTGTACCGGCGGTGGGCGATGAAACCTGGCAGGTGTAAGAGCCGGCATCCCCCGCCACCGCGCTGGCTTTGGTGTAGGTAGCTGACGTGGCACCGCTGATATCCGTGCCGTTCTTCTTCCACTGATACGTCAGTGCTGAACCATCAGTCACGGTTGCCGCTGTGGTAAGCGTCAGCGTGCTGCCGGTGGTGATGGTACGGTTCTGCGGCTGGGAGGTGATGTTAATGACCGCGCCGACGTCGCGGACATCCACCAGCCCGGCGCTCGAGGCTTCAATCGACCATGTGGCCACGTCATCATGCGGTGATTCATCCTGCCAGCTCGTTACCAGGAACGGGCCTTCTGTGATATCGAACGGCGAGATAATTTTCAGCCACACGTAAGGCTGGTTGCTGGTTTCTCCGGGCGGGTTATATACATGGCGCTTCATTTCCTTCTGGCCGTAGATAGCTTCCTTGCGACTTACGCCGTCGCCGGAGAAGGATACGTTTTTATACGTGACCAGATTTTCCTGGGTATACGCTGCGCTCTGGTCAGCTGTGGCGTCTGCGGTTTCCCATTCCACGCCGGTTGTTTTGCCACGCATCATGCCGAGGCGCTTGTACTGGCTCAGCGTTGGCTGAACCTCCGGGCAACCAATCGCAAAATAAACGACGACGTCGCGCCCCGTGAATGCACCTGATTCACAAGTCATATGTGTTACTCCGTATTATCGGGAAATAATGGTCTGGAAGTTAATTTCGAAGGCGCAACGGCCCTCTTCGGTGCGGAAGGCGGGAACGCCCCCGACTGGCTGCATTGAGATGATGCATTCGGTGTGGTAGTCATCGAGCATGGCCTGGCGGATGGCGTCGGCGGTGTTCTCCACCGCATCAACATCGGCATCGTTCTGCCCGGTCAGCAGGATGAAGCGGAAGTAGTCGCGGGTGATGGCCTCTTCTGCCGCGCCACCGCCCTGCTGCTGGATAACGAGATAGCGATCGTTTTGTGAATCTTCCACCTCGACCCAGAACCGCTTTTGTACACGGTAGCCGGTATCAAAACCGTGGCTCTGCAGCCAGGCGCGTAACGCGTCAAAAACCTCGCTTCGCGTCATAATTTGTAGCCTCGTTGTATGGTGGCTTTGATGTCGGCTATGCCGTCGCGCTCAAACCCTTTACGCAGAAAATCAGGCTCTGCATCCGGATCCCAGTAATTACCGCTGCCGTCCGGGCGGAGCTTGCCTTTTAACGTGCCACCGGCCGCATTCACCCGGGCGGCATAACTTGCGGTATAGCCGACCCGCCCGGTCATGCCACCCGGCTCTGGCTTCAGTTCGCGATACATGCTGTTCACCAGTGTGGAGGTGTGAATCGGGGTGATTTGCGCCGCGTAACCGGAGCCGACGATCATGACTTCGGTGATCACCTTTTCTGTCACTGCCCCGGCGATGTTTCCAATCACATTGCCCATGTTTAACTGAACACGTTTGATACCTTTAACGGGCATAGCGTTGTCTCCTGTAGTTATCAGGCACCGGGCTAATTACGGTCAGCGGTCAGAATTTTGTAGTCGGGTTCCTCGCCGAAAAACGACATATCCCACATCCTGACCGCCCGGATCACATCACCTTTCGCTTTTACCGGGTCCGGCTCGGCGGTTGTATCACCCACTGCGACATAGTCGTTACGCAGCGGTTTGCGGACATCTGCGCCGTTGTGCTTGAGCTCGGTGGAGATAATCAGGTTAGTGGTGAACTCGGCACCGGCATCATCGACCGCCTGTTCCTGGTCTATCTCCCATGTGCAGTCGATAAGATACGGTGTGCCGGTCAGCCAGATACCCTTCCAGTCATCGTACGTGCGCGGGTAAATGGTCGCGAGGTTGGTATATACCCAGTTCGCTGTAGCGCTCATGACTCCTCCCAGCTGATCACTTCCGGGTTCCCGGCGGCTACCTCACGGCAAAAGATGAACCATTCACCGTTATTTTTGACGTAGCCGGTCACCTTCCTGCCGCTGTCTGTTATCACCCAGACTTTAACGAACGGCTCCGGCAGACGCTGTTTCACCGATACCCAGGCCATTACCGGCCCCCGTTGCACATACAGCCACCCTTACCGACCCAAATCCCTGCAAATGCTGGCGCAGCAGTCGGATCGGGCGGGATAAGTGCCGTCGCGCAACCATGTTTGTCCAGTCCGCTCAGCAGGCTCAGCGCCCCTTTCCAGCGGTCAGAAAACGACTGATACCGGAATGAACGCGAAGCGCCGTTAGGTGCGGTCTGGCTGGTAAGGTATTTATCACCCTGCCCCAGCCCCATCAGCGCAAGCAGGTACAGCTGGATAAGCAGCGCTGTCGATGCCGGATAATGAAGTACCAGGCATTCTTCAATGCCGTTGGCCTGGTCAATCAGCGCCGCCAGCACGAAGTCGGGTAAAGCGATGCCCTGCCCGGTCAGGTACTGCTGTGCCTGTTCCTGTGTGACCATGACAGACTCCTGAAATAAGACGCCCCGCCGGAACGGGGCATAAAAAAACCGCTTTCGCGGCGGTTATTCAGCAGGGAACAGGTTTTCAAGCTCGCCAGGCGGCAGCAGCTCCGAAAGCTTTTCCGCACCCAGATTGCCTTTGAACTCGATCCCCAGTTCTTTCAGGCGTTCAGCAATGATTTCTTTACGGGGTTTCACATCAGTGCCCGCGCCCGGTGTTGCCGGGATAAGTTCACCGCCCGCTTCCCCCTGCATCAGGCGAAGATGAGATTCCAGCGCTGGATGAACTTTATCCAGAACCAGCACATCCCCAACCTTAACGCCATGCCAGCCACGTATGACTTCAAACTTCGGCATAATTTCTCCTTAAGCCAGATTTGCGCCGTAGACAACGCCGGACAGGCCATCGTCATCGCGTTTAATCTGCAAACCTTCTGCAGACATAATCTGGAAGTTGTAGTTGCTCTGTGGCATCGGACGAGGCAACGGAACCACCCCGACCGCCATCCCTACCAGCGGCGTGATCACATCCTGACGACGTTCATACGCCAGGAATTCATTACCGGTTAGTGCATAAGTCTGGCGGATATCTTTCACCGGCATAAATTTGCGGATGGCGTCCAGGACATTGCCGCTGATTACGGCGTTCGCGCCGCTGCCGACTTCAATGGTGTACGGCTTCGACAGATTCGCCATGATTTCAGCGCTCAGCCACAGCACATCGTACGCAGTGACTTTGTTGGCGCGGGCGGTGATACCAAACGGTCCTGTTGGGCCGAAGAATGCCAGTAGCTGCGCCGGCGATTCCGTGGTCAGGTCGATATTCGCTCCCCCGGCACCGGAACCGAGGTTAATCTTGGCGGTGTTACGATGGTTGCGCATGCCCTGGGCCGGATAGTTCTGAACCTGAATGGTCGGGTTGCCGTCGAGATAGCCTTTAACGCGACGTTTATGGAACTTGCGCATCTTCGCCAGTTGCGAATCCAGCACCAGGTCAATACCGACGGTATTGAGGCCCGCAGCAAGACGCCAGTTCACACCATAACCTGCGGTATAAACCGGGATCGGGTCGCCATCGCTGCCGTATTCGGTGTGGTCAAAAGAAAAAGGTGGCTGACCATCCAGACTAACCTGCACATCATCGGCGATGTCGCCAACGACGTTATACAGCTTGGCTGTCTTGCCAATCGGCAAAACTGTCTGTACACCCATCAGATCGTTGACGATTTCCATCCCGATTTCCTGATCGCGCAGCTGGATGACCTGTCGGTCGATTTCAGCCCAGAATTCACGACCGAGACCGTCACCAGCCAGGGCATTCGCCGCCAGCATTTCAGGCGTCATGAGATTACGGTTTACCGCCATCATGGCGCGGTGCTGGGCATCCCACATGTTACGGTTAGCCCACAGCTCATTCCAGTGCGTGCGCAGGCGGCTGTTGGTCGCCAGTGTTTCAGCAGAAAAATACATTGATGCTCTCCTTAAGCAACGGTCACGCTGGAAGCGCGCGCGCGGATGCGGATGAAGTCAACCGCCGTGGTGGTGACGTCATCCTGGCAGTAACCGATGACCTGATAGGTACCCGCAGCGGTAGGAACGGCAGCGGCCTGACCTGCAACAACCGTAATTGGCTGGTCTTTTTTATAGGCGCCTGCAGCCACACGAACAGCGAATTCACGCCCTTCTTCCAGGTAATTACCCACACCCGAATGACCGGACGGGATCGTATCGGTAATGCCCAGCCCTTCGTGATAAGCGCAATCCAGCACATACATGCGTCCCACAGGCGCAGAGGCCTGTGCAAAAAGATTGCTGGCATTGATGACAACAAACGTCCCCGGGTTCAGGGGCGCGGCAAGTTTTCGGGTTTCCGTCTTGTAGAGCGATTCCCCGTCGATATTAACGCGACGATAACGTGGCATTGGCGTTTCCCTTATTTGAAGTAAGTGGCCGGATCAGGTGCGCCGGTTTCGGTTTGCGCCTGCGCGGAGTTAGTACCCAGCGGTGCGGCTTCGCCCAGGTTTTTGAACATCGCATCCAGTGCATCACCTGACAGCGCGTTCGCGACGATCTCGCCGTGAACTTTCGCAACCGCCGCGCGCTTCGTTGCTTCTTCGGCGCGGGAGTTAGCGGTCAGGGTCTCAGCGAGCTGCTGCTGGTTAGTCTGAATTGCTGCAATGCTTTCGCTCAGTGGCTTAATGGTCGCGTCGTTATTAGCGGCGATGGCCTCACCAACGATTTTGCGAAGCAGTTCTGTATCTTCAGTGGTTAAAGGCATGTCGCCCTCCGTTTGATGGTTGGTTGCAGGCTTATCCTGCGGTGTGAAAAGGGATTTAACTTTGTTGGTTACAACGGTGACCCAGGATTCCTGGCGGGCAACCGGCGTTCCGGTGCTGTCGAAGGTGATTTTTCCGCCGTCAGAGGTGTAGCCGTAAACCTGCGCGCTTCCGCCATTGCGAATAATCACCACCTGCGAATCAGTGAAGTCAGCCACCCAGGCATATTCGTTCTCGCCTGGAGCGAACTTTGCTTTTGCTGCGCGATCGAGGCGTTGTTCACGCTCCCGGAAAGATTCGCCCACCAGCGCGCCAGAGTTGGCTTTTATTGGTGTGGCGAGGTCGGCATTCACCATCAGGCCAACGCCCTGCTCGGGTGTGGCGGCACCGACTTCGTGAAGCAGAATGGCGTCGTGATCCATGCCGTGGATTTTTGCCACCCACTCGGCACCCAGCGCCTTCTGTTCTTCATTGGGTTCGAGCTGGTCAAGAAACACCGCCACACTGGTGTGAATTGGCGGCACGTCCTCGCCGCGCTCAATGGCTGCAACACGTTCGAGGAGTTCCCGTCCACCTTCAGATTCGCTGGCCTTGTTCACATCCACCCATTTCTCCAGGTAGATACGATTCCCGGCTTTTTTAACGTTGCGGTTCCACGCGCCGACGAACCCGACATTCAGCCCTTCAGGCGAGAAGGCCGACACAAACTGGCCGTTTACCTGCGGATGACCGAGCGGTGCCAGCGTCCCCTCGAGACCCGCATAGTGCGCATCGATTTCGCTGGCAGAGTAGAGTCCGCCGTTCATGACGACATTGGCCGGCAGGGTGTAACTGGGCAGGATCAGATGATCGCGCCCGTTATGAACTTCCCGACGAATAGACTGGCTGTTCACACGGGTGGTGACGTTTACTTGCATGGTCATGGTGATGTCTCGCGGTTACGCGGCTCTGTGGTGGCCGCAGTCGCAGTGGTTGGCGATGAGTCCGGCTTTCTGCGCTTTCTCCAGGCGCTTTTTAGCCATATCAATGATGTTCGGGTTAAGCGGCTGACCGCTTGCGTTAACAAGCACAGCAACCTGCGTGCATTTACAGTTAATCGCGTTGCCGTCGACGCTGTACCAGTCGCGAACCTCTTCGGTGGTGTAGAGATGCCCGTGGCGAAGCGCATGTTTACGCCGCGTTGTCGAGCTGAATGCTGACAGATGCAAAAGACGGGTTGTAATGCCGTACTGAGCCTCAGCATCATCCGTTTCATCCCACCGGGCACGGCGCAGCGCCGTCGGTATTTCCGTGCGGGCAATACGCTTAGCACGGCTGAGTTCAATCCCGGTCTGGCTGGTGAGACGTTTCGCGATTTCCCGCGGGTTCTGCCCCCGCCCCATGCCATCGGTCAGAATGCGCGCCATATCCGATTTCATCCGCGCACTGAGGTTTTTCATCTCCTCAAACACGCGGGATCTCACCAGCAGCAGGCGGCGCTGATAGGGATCGCTCAGCAACAGTTGCTGGAGACTTTCACGCCCGGCGGCATAGACCGGCGACTGCTGCGACAGGCTGGCAAATTCCTGAGCCGTGCCGCGCTGATATCCCTGTCTGACGTAATCCCGCCAGAACCAGAAATCGGTCTCGCTGCCACCAAAGAGGATTTCATCAACCATCACCGAGGCATTGCTGAGAAGCATTGATAGCAGTGAGGTGTCCAGGTCGAATGCGTAGCGAAGGTTTACAGCAGGTGAAGCGGGAATGCGGTCGAGAATGTCCTGGTACGCTTTGGCAATGCGCCTTATCCGTTTGCCGAACTCGTTAATCGCACCGCGCTCGAGGCGGTCTGCACCAGTGGGGTCGTTAAGGTTTCCCGGCAGAATCGGAGGTTTCGTTTTCCTCTTCTTCATCGTCTTCCCCCAGAGGTGCAGGCGAGCCCTCATACCCGGCAGCGACGCGAATTTCTTCACCGGTGAAGGGCTGTTCACCAGTGGCGATCGAGGAGCTGTTAATTTCCGCCATGGTTTTGGCTGCGGCCAGCTTCTCAGCGTCGGTGCTGGCGTTCAGGTCATCCCAGATAACCGTCTTTTGCCCTACCGCGTCGAGAATGCCCAGTTCCACCAGCTTGTCGCACAGGTCTTCTATGTCGAATGATAAATCGCCGCGGCGGGACTGGCAGCGCGCGTTGAAGTAACGCTGGTCTTCGGTGCTCGCTCGCTCGCCCGTTTGCATGCCAACGAGGATTTTGGTCGGGATATCCAGCGCGGCAGAAGCAGTCTGCAGGTTTACGTCATAGGTCGGGCCGGGGTCAGCCACAGATGTCACCAGCGGCGTGACAGCTGCGCCTTGCGTGGTGAGTAGCGCATCGTTGCCACGGTTAATCTCCACAGCGACTTCATTGAACTTCTCCTGTAGTTCTGAAACGCTCACGTCATAGAGCGAGGCCAGATTGGTGAAATCGATTTTTTCATCGAAGTTAATGCTCAGCTGGCGGGCCGCGTTCTTCAGGAACGATTCACCGGAGCCGCCTTCCACCTTCTCCAGGCTTACAAAAGCGTTATAAGCGGGCTCCAGAAACCCGATAGCATCGGGAGAATAATCACCCAGGATAAAAACCCGGTCCGGATGAACGTCCACGCGCCGGATGGCACCGTTCGCCAGTTGCTCGATGTACTGCCACATTTTCGGCTGGCCGTAGGTTCTGGAATTGAGTCCAGTATCCCAGTCCTTAACCTTGAGTGTTCCCGCCCAGGCTACGGTAATTTTCTCCAGTCCCCGCCCTCTGGTTACAGGCAGGTTCCAGTCTTTGCCGTCCCGTACATGCAGCAGAATGCCGGAGTAACGCCCCACCAGCCGCCGTAAATCAGCCTCAGCAAAAGAGCGCCAGAAGCGATGCGTTAACACAGACTTAGCCTTGCTTTCCCAGGCTGTTTCCGGGCGGGTTTCGTCCTGCTTATCTCCTTCGATAATTTCCGGGTTGCTTTGCCAGCACGCACCGATCAGCTTTTTGACCGCGCCATGGGCAATACCGCCACGCCGGTACAGGCTGTAGAGGTCATCGAAGGTAATGTCGTCTTTGAATCCGTACTCGCACCATGCCGAGCTACGCTTTGAATCCAGCCCCATGGTTGGGTTGGCGGCCATCATACGGGCGCGCGCAAGCCTGGCATCGTTCAACGCATGGTTGACGGCCAGCTGAAGATTTTTATTCATGCAGGGTCCGTAAATTATCTGAGGCGTTTCGGGATCATCATGCCAATTGCCTGCGCCCCGCCGAGTTCGGTCAGCGCATACACGGCGGCATCCAGTCGGTCAGGAGACTTTTTGGCGGTGGCGGGCACGTATTCCATCAACTGGTTTTCGAGTAGATAGAGATTGCCGTGATGGGCTACACGCCCCTGTTCGTAGAGCGCGGATATCGGTTCAGCGCGGGCGAATTTCCCTTTGTTGGCATGCACCCTAATTATGCGGCCTTTGAACCCGGCGTTACGCAGTGTTTCCTCCGCCATATCGCCGCCCTGGTTCGTTTCGATAACGATGGCATCAGCGCCATGTTCCTCATAGGCCCACATAGCCTTTTTAGCCCAGCCAGCCGGTGAGTATTTGGCGCTGTAATCGCCATCAACAGAGAACTGTTTTTTATCACCAGCACCGTATGCGCTGGCGGCCACAATCCCGGTTTCGTCGCTTTCATCGCTGTTTGTGGCCTGCGGGTCAATCGCGATAACCGTACGAACCTTATCAAAGCGGATCTGCAGGTCGCGCGCGGCACTAATCATCGCCTCAGTCCACAGTGCGCCCTCCGCGTTAAATTTGCGGGGCTTCTGCATGTACTGAGCCTCGGCAGTTCGGCGGTGAGAGAACAGTGATACGCGGTGAGACTCGTTGTGCTTGAACGGCCAGAGCCAGCCATCAGGCAGACCATGTGCAATCGGTATGGCGTGAGAGTGCTCCGGGTATTGCGCCGAATACGCCTGGCTGTTATCGATAATCACCGGCAGATTCAGGTGATGCCACATTTCACCGGAGCCACCGCGCAGGAGGTATCCACTGAGGTCGTGATAGTGGATACGCTGCATAATCACAATCATCGGCGTTGTTTCTACGGCCAGACGTGATTTGATGGTTTCGTTAAAGCGGTTGTTCACGCCATCGCGTACAGTTTCGCTGTAGGCATCATCTGGTTTTACCGGGTCATCGATAATCAGCGCGCCCTGCCAGCCTGGCTCCATGTGTCCGGCACGAAAGCCGGTAACCTGCCCGGCAGCGGACGATGCGTAAACCCCGCCGCCATATTCATTCCACCACATCGCCTTACTGTCCGCATCGTCACGCAACGCCATCGGCCACATTGACTGGTAGGCCTGCGATTTGACCATGCCGCGTGCAGTCGATGAGTTCAGTAGCGCCAGTTGGTGGGAGTATGACAGGTGCATAAACCGGGCGCGCCGGTTCAGCGCCAGTCCCCGGCCCATCATGTTAATGGTTGCCAGTTCTGTTTTGGTGTAACCAGGCGGAACGTTAATGACCAGGCGCTTTATCTCACCATCTATAACGCGGTTCAGCGTCTGCTGAATAACTTTGTGATGCGGTGCGACAATCATCTTGCCGCCGGTGCGCTGTTTGAAGAAATAGCGCGCGTAATACAGCCCATCCTCTTCGCATTCGACCTTACGGGCAAATGCCTTTTGCTCAGCAGTCGTCATCCTCCATCATCTCCTGCCTTGCTGATTTGTATTCCTCTTTGCTCATGGTGATCGTCTCGATAGCGCCACCGTTAGGCCCGGAATGCTCGAATTTATGTTTGTTTGTGTAGGCATCACCGCACTCTTTGGCGGCCTGTTCAATCAGTGACGCTGCCAGTGCCATATTCCGCATTGTCTCTGCCTTCGTCATCATTCGATCAAGCGCACGCAGCCGGTAGGCCTTATTGGCTATCGGGATGTCCGAGATTTCATTCTGGAAGCGTTCTCGGGTAGCGTTGAACAATTCCACCCACCGGGCAGCTAACGCCTTGCCACTGGCTTTTGTGGGGTCGTAGGATTCGACCTGCTGGCGGGTAATCTTCACCTGAAATTCAGCCTGGACAGCCTCGACAACCTGAGAAGGGGTATCGAAGCACGCAAGCGCCTGAACTATGTAGGCTTTCACATCATTTTTTAGAG